GTCGCAAGACGGGATAGCTCTTTGCTAACCCCTCCTCGCCGTAAAGCGAGGAAACTGAGCTCGTTCGAAGAAGGTACCATACTCGCTTAACATTAAAAGCAGTTGGTTATCATTCTTTTAACGTAAGGAGTGGGGATAATACCCACGAACCTTGAGCTAAGTTATAGCAAAGGCATGAGTCGGATCACCTGGCGCCGTTAAGACTGAAGGATTCCTTGCTCTTTCATACGAGCAAGTCTTCCTTTCTTTCTTACTGGCTTAGATTCTTTCTCTCATTCCTCGAAGATCGTTTCTTCGGTCTTCTTGGATAGAGCGTCAGAGACTATTAGTGCTAAGTGAGCCTGACTACTAGTTCTCGACTCGTGAGCTCTCAGAGGTATGATTCCGTTGAATTTTGGAACAGTCATTAAATCTAATGACCTTCAAGATTCTCAGAAATCTAACCAATGAGGTTCACCTGGTCCCCGGACCAATCCCTGATGACCCCGCTCTGTAATTTCTTTAACGAGCGAGATCATAGGTATGTCCCAAGGAATCAGCGTAGTCGAGGACGAGGGTAGGTGGTTGGAACCCGCGATTTCAAACTTGTATACCTTTTGAAATAAATCAAAGTATTCAGTTTGAATTCGCTTAATCCCTGATCCTACCTCTTTCCGGACGATCGTCTGAGCAGCTAATGTCGCTGTTCTTAAGATTTTGTCCGGGAAGAACGGCATTGCAGACTTGACTAGGGAGTGTCAGCGCCTAAGGGCGTCGACAGCCTTACTCTCGTCTGAATACCAACAAGGTAGTAAAGTGTAGATCTTTAAACGTTTTAGGACTTGTTGACCTAATCGTTTGTGATCGAACACTTGGACCAGGGAATCCAACCGGGTGCTTAAGTCAAGTACAGACTCATATCCTCTCGATGGAACTTCGTGACTTAAAATCTCGACCAATAATGGTCAAGATTTCATAGTCTCGAAGACTCCCGCGATTGGAAATGGTGACACTTCAACTCCTTTGGAGAATCATCTCTTGGCGAACTCAAAACTATCTTTCGATATATGAGTTTTCACCTCAGAGATTTCAACTCCTAATGAGTGAATGATGTCTCTGTAATGACAAGCTACCTCATCGTGATGTATCACTATGTCGTCACCTAGTAGCATGTAACAGTGTTTTGTTTGCTTGGCCGTAAGGCCAGCTCTCAAACCTGCGACATGGACTACCATGTGATGACATAGAGCAAATAGTGCTCAAGAAGAGTAAGCTCCCATAGGTTGACCGCAAGAATACTTGTACGATCGACCTCTGTAGGCGAACTCCTGCGAGACCATTATTTGCCTTCAAGATTCTGCTACTTCCGGACTCGTAAGCAACGATAAGAGACGCTGTTGAATTTCAACAGGGAATCTATCTGTCGCCGCGGAGAGATCGAAAGAATAGAATTTTGAAGATCTACTAAGGTCTTTTGCGAAGCTAGACGTAAGTCTAGTTTGATTAAAGGTACAATCACCTGGAAGTCTCTTAAGCTGTTGATACAACTGCTTATGGAGAGTTCTTAGGGCTGACTGTGACCAGTAGTCAAGTATCGCAAAGATTCTGCTCTTGGTCTCTTTATCTTCCTTAACCGACAGCTTTCTCAGTCTCTTGAAAGAAACTTTGAAGTAGCTTAAGGTCAGTTGATAAAGAGGCGTTGATATGACGTTTAACAACCGTCATATAGGAGCGTCAGCAGGATAAAAGGTTCGAAGACTGTCCAATATTGGTGAGTCTTTGATTCCGATTAAATCTGCTAGAGCCCCTTGCAGTCCTGGCCCGTTAGGACCAGCCTTAGTGGACCAATGATACTTCTCTCAGAGGTAGTTCAGCTTGGGTCTTCCAATCGATTTATGAAAACTTACGATCTCGTAATCACTTATTGTTAGGTGATTTCCGGTCGTTGGGTTTTCAATAGTCGAGAAGTCGACCGCTTTCCCACCGAGAAGGACTCTGGAGATCGATAACAATGTTAGCGATCAACGGATAGCCCACGGGTCTCCTTTCTCGATTAAGTCACGCAACCCTCTTGGTAAAACAACAGGG